ATATCAAGGTAAATCTATAGGTGAAACTACACCTGGAGAAAACTCAATTGAATTTGGTATGATAAAATCAATCAACGGTGGCTATGAAAACAAAGCTACAGTATCATCAACTATCACAGTAGACGCTGCTGATAACATGATGTTATGTGGTCCAGTATCTTTCACAGGCACAGTAACAGTTAATGGAACATTGACGGTAGTATAATGGGAACTTTATTTGTAGATAATATTAAACAACAATCTTCACAAGGTAGCGGTACGATTACTATTGGTGCAAGTGGTGAGACAGTTGCATTAGCATCTGGTGTTAAACAAAGTAATTTAAATTATCCAGCTTTTAATGTAGAACTTAGCTCAACTCAAACAGGAGTGTCTGATAATGTAGCTACTAAAGTTAATTTTAATACTGAGCTTTTAGATACTGATAATGCCTATGACAACTCTACTAATTATAGATTTACAGTTCCGTCTGGAGCTGATGGCAAATATTATATTGAAGGTAATGTTCAAGTAGCTAATTCTACTGCTAACAATATGCAAAACGTTCATATTTATATTTACAAAAATGGTTCTTCAGTAAGAAATGCTTCTTATGGACTTGCAAATGCAACAGGTTATTTTAACAATATGTCTATTGTAACGACATCAATTTTAAATTTAGTAGCAACTGATTACATAGAAATTTTTGCAAAATCTAATACAGCATCTGGAGATGTAAAATTTGAATCAAGTCCAAATTCATATTTTTTAGGTTACAGGATAGGATCATAATATGGGAACAATTAAAGCAACAAATATAGAACCAATCGCGGACAACGGCACAGTAACCTTGGGTAGTTCTGGGGATACAATCACAGTACCAACAGGTGTTACAGTTGGTGGTGGTATATCTAACACTCCAGCTTTTGAGGCAATCATGTCAACATCAAGTCAGTCTATTTCTCATGCAACGTTTACTAAAATACAAGTTGATACTAAAATTTTAGATACAGATACTGCTTATGATAATACGACTAATTATAGATTTACTGTTCCAAGTGGCAAAGATGGCAAATATTATTGTTTTGGTCAAGTTAGAGGTGGTGCAAATAATAGTACCGATTTAAGATATTTTGATACATCAATTAGATTAAATGGAAGTAATAAACTTATTTCTGAAAATGATTTTAGAGATAGTTATTCAAGAGCACATGGAATAAATGTATCAGGTATTTTAGATTTATCTGCTGGAGATTATTTAGAATTATGGACTTATATGCATGATAATGATGGTTCAGGAGAATTTGCATCTGGTAACGCAACAACATTTAGAAGTTGGTTTGGTGCATATAGATTAATAGGAGTATAATGGCAGGAATAATTAAAGTAAATCAGTATCAAGACTTCAATGGTAACACAATATTTACCAGTGATGGTAGTGGTAATCTTACTACGCAGAAGACTAACTATCCAATGTTCCGTGCTTTTTTATCTGCTAATCAATCTATTAGTAATAACTCAGCTACTAAAGTACAATTAGATGGCTCTGATATAGATACAAATAATGCTTTTGATACTTCAACAAACTATAGGTTTACAGTTCCTTCAGGTTTTGCAGGTAAATATGCTGTTTTTATTATTGGACAATTTGATAATTTAGGGTCAGCAAAAGTTTCTCAATTTAGAATACATTTAAATGGCTCAAATCACAGTTCGATGCTTTGGCCAAAATATAGTGATAACAATAATGAAGGTTTTACAGAAGGTTCAATTTTAGATTTATCAGCAGGAGACTATTTAGAATATTATGTATATCAAAATTCAGGTAGTTCAAAAAATTTAAGAGGAGGTTCTACAGCTTTAGCGTCAGAATCTTATATGTTTGGATACAGGATAGGAAGTTAATTATGGCATTAAGTAAAGTAGATGTAGCAAATATGTTAACAGGAGCAGCACCAGTGGCTAATGGT